AGTATCATTTATCCTCTCCTGTCTAGCCTCTCTTAATTCTTGTAAAACCTGATAAGGACTAAATAGCTTAGCGTCTTCTACTAGTTCTAGGTGATTAAACTTAGGACCTTCTTCAGTAAACCAGTAATGTATTTCATTAGTAAATCTTATATAATCGTCTTCACTATCTTCTTTCCATTCTTCTATCTGTTTATCTAAATCTTTTTTCATTTCTTCGGTTCTAATACTTAGAATGAGAGACATTAAATCCTGAGGTAAGTAGTTCATATTATTCATTTTAAAATTATATACATTCATTCTTTTAAATGATTTTATAATTAATTATAGATATTAATTAATTATCTCTTTAATTTTCGCGATTTTTAATTTACGAAATAACCTGAACCTGTCCCTGATTGTAAACTAAAGTATTCTTATGGTGGACGAAGACGAATGCACTATTAGGATTATTATCGTCTAATGCTAGGTCTAACTGGAGACCCCACGCCTCACGTGAGAAGTCAGCTCCGTCTGAACCTAGAACGTCATAGGCTACACCTACTCCGTAAAGGATACCTCCCTGATTAATAGTAGTATCGTCCGTAAGGTAAGACTTATTACATGTAGAAGGAGATAAGAGAGTATGAGTAATCTTCTTAAATGGTAGAACTGAGTTCATAAAGTTTCTGATAATCTGAGGGTCTACCTGCTGAGTATTTCCTTTCCTGAAAATAGTATCTACATTATAGTCTAATGGATAACGAGAGCCTCCCTTAGTCATTACTAACTGAGAAACGTCTGCGATAGCACCTGAAGACGTAAGAGGATTAATAGTCTGGAGAGAGTTTCGGTCCAGATTGTTAAGATAATCTGAGGGGACAAAATTAACCATAGTAGACGATACTCTGTTAAGACCGAGAGAGAAGTTAAGATTAGCATTCGCCGAGTTGATAGTAGTGTAGTATCCAGTAATAGAATTATATTCTAGAGGTTGAGGTTTAGCTTCCACCTGTTCGCTGACTTCACATACTAACTTAAGGTCTGTAAGTTCATAGAAAGCACCCTCTAAATCGTCTCCAGAGGCGTCTCCGTCCTTAGCATATAGCACCATGCTATCAGGTGCGAGGTGTAGAGAAATCTGGAGACCTCCGATACCTGTCTGGCTACTAAGATTTACACCAGAAGTCCCCATAAGCATTCCTGTAGGGATATGGATACAGAACTCATTAGAGTTAGCTCCGTCTCCTTCTTGCATAACGGCGAGCTGTTGTCCGTCTGTAGAAGGTAATGTAAGACCCATATTACTATACTGATTAAGGAGTGTTTTCTCGTCATTAATAACTCCCATATATGAACTATAGAACCTATTCGCTGACCTCAGGTGTTCTATCGTAGTATGGCTACGTCCAGAACTTAAAACTACTTGGTCTAGGATAGACCATAAACCGATACGACTATCCATAGATAAATTACTCCCTGTAGTAGTTGTCCTATTTTCGTCCTCGTAAGCATGAAAGCGACCACATACTCGGATAGAGCGAGGGAGGAGTGTAGCCTCCTGTTCTGCGATTAAAAAGTCTACTACTGGTCGGCCCTCCTTATATGAATGGCTTGCATTAGTGTTCTGCGGTAAAATCTCTATGAAGCGATTACTCATTATTTTATACTATTTAATATATAAAATATTTACAAAACTTAAAATTAAAAAAACATTTATCTTAAACAATTACCGAAACATTATCTCCCTTAATAACTACACGTCTTAAATGAAAGACGAAATTATTCCAGAGCTTATTTTTAGTAGGTGGTGTCCCTTGATAATTGACCTGAAGGTTAAAGTCTTTATTTCTGGTATCATAAACTCCCTCTACTCCCATAGCCGATAAACTTAATGCTCTACCGATTACGAAGTTTCTATTAAAATCAGATAAAGACTTAACATTTATACCGCTCTGGACCAGAGCCTTCTGAACTTCTATAATCGGCTGAGCTGAGATACTGGTTTTAGAAGAAGTCTTTTCGCAGTTAACAGGGCGAGAAGGTTGTAGGCGTCCGTCATATACAAACTGATAATCAGTAATACTATCCGAGATACCTCTGAACTGATCTCCTGCTAGAAGTTGTCCGTCTTCGTCTGCTGTAGCTCCTACGTCATAAGTTCCCTTAGCTCCGATACGTTCTTTACTATCGTAAGGTGAGCTGTCTGTAGGTTGCGAGAGAATAGCCTTCGCTCTTGATTGATTGAGAGGGAGGCGGATATTAGCGACAATATCACCTGCAGACTGAGAATATCTGTAATTAGATACTGAAAGAATATCAGTAATAATAGAACCACTTTCCTTCATTCTACTTAACATATCATTAACATAGTTAGAACCCATATCTACCTCCTGAACCACTAACTCCACATTAGAGAAAGTATATTTAGCGTCATATTTACCTGAAGGAGAAGCGAGGACACTATCAGAATACATAAACCACGACCCCTTTACTATATCATGTCCTCCTGTATTCTTGACCTCAGCTGTAAGTGTAATCTTAATAAGAGGGACGTCTACACCTGAACCATTATCTACCTCTACTCTCTCTACAGCCCCTATCTTAGCGGTTGCACTAAAACCTGCGTTCTGAGTTCCGTCTGGTTTAACGAAGTTAATACGCTCACCCACTACGAAACCGCATGACTTAGGAGTATAGTTAGAATTAATTTCAGGGTGGATATAAAACACCTGAGCGGAGGCGTTATTACCCCAGTCGTTAGGTCCAGTAATAGAACCATTTAGAGAATGAAATACTGGATTGAGACGCTGACGCTTATGGCGTGAGACATTATCTAACTGAGTTAAACAGGCTGAAGGCTCTTCTAAGGTTATGACTACCTCTAATCCTGTATACATATTAGCCCAGATTTTCTTGGACCGAAAAATACCTGTTTCTAAGGGCAGACATAACTTACATGATAAGAAACTATCATTATCAAAATCGTCAGTTTTATCTCCACCGGTGAAGGTTTCCTTAGAGTAAGGATTAGTGAAAGTATCCGCACATTCAGAGCGAGTAGTTCCTAGAGTGCCTCTGGTCTCAGGTATCCAGATAGTAGCACCTTCAGTCATAGCACGTTTACGCTTATCACTATCATTCGTATCATAATCTCTCATGATAGAGACCATAGAATTATATCCCTGTATTTCTTCTAACAATACAGAACCGAACTCTGCCGAAGAATAGACACGGATATCTCTAATAAGAGACTGACCTCCGAGGCGAGGGTCTAACTGCAGACGTGTAGCCTCGTGAGTGGCGAGGTCTGGTAATTGGATTTTAAAATCACCCTGAAGATAACACTCGTCCGGTTTAATAAACTTAGTTGTAGGAGGGACTTTAATTCTGACTTCTTGACCTCCTGTAAAATTGAGACCATTAACAACAGGCACAGACTTAGACGTCTGTTCTATAGGGATAGAGTTCTCCGCTTTCCAGAATGATACCGACATATTTTTATAATATACTTTATATAAAAATATTCTTAAAAAAAAAATTATGAAAGTTTTAAATTATTGCTGAGCTTGTCTTCCTACCGCTAAAGCTCCTGCTCCTGCTAGACTAGGTCCTGCCTGTTGTTGAGCTTTAGGGTCAGGTGCGTCCTTCTCTGCTTTAGCTTGTTGTTCGTCTAAATCGTCTTTAGTATCTTGAGCTGATTGATATCCTGAAATAGTATCTTCTACACCTGAACCTACCTGAGCTACGTCTCCTAAACCTTTTAATCCTAATCCCACCATAGCACCCAGAGGTCCACCGAACGCCATTAATCCAGTTCCTATCATGTCTAAACCTGCTCCACCTATATCTACGATATTAGAAACTTTATCTGCTGTAGACATTTTATCCCAGTTATTAATATCCTCTGATATATCCAGACCTATAGAACCTACGTCTCCTATTACTCCTAATCCTGTAGCGAGTTTACCTGCTGATTTACCTAATGTCTGAGCTGTCTCTCTACCCACTACTTCTCCCTTCTTAACTAATGTCCTCGCACCACCTTCACCTACTTTTACTATATCCTCAGTAGCTTTAATAGGTTGACCTATCTTCTGAATATCTTTAGCAGTCTTAACTCCTTGAGCTACAGCGTTAGCGTGTTGTCCTGCTTCTTTTATTGCACTAGTATTCGCGTCCCCTCCTGCTTGTTCCTTAAGACTTTCTGTTTCTTCTTTCTGAGTTAAAGCGTCTTTAGTTAACTGCTGATTATAGATATTCACCTGACTATTATAATCTTTAACGGCGTGAGTAAACTCTGCGTCTGTTCTTCTATCAGCACTACCGAACTCCATTATTTTATAATATTAAATATATTAAAATTATAGTATTCTTTTTTTTAATTTATTCTTCAGTTTCTTCTTCTGTTTCTATTTCTTCAGAAGGACCTTCAGGATAAATCTTATCATTAAAGTTAATCCATATCTCAGCAGGATTTTCAGTTAACTTAAGGGTCATGAAATCATATCTTTTTTTAGTAGCTTTCTTATACATTTCTCTAAAGTTTTTATCACCTCCGAACATACCAGACCACTCCTCCGACAGCTTCTCCACTTCAGCCTCATTAGTGAGGCGTCCCACCAGCACCCAGTTAGCATTAGCTCTTATAGTAGGACTTACTTTTTTTAGTAGCTGACTAGATACAATAAATAAATCTATATTGTAATGACGATAACGAGACGCGAGATTATTTAATGCTGTAGTCTTTTCACCTAAACAATCGTCGCAGACTAAACACATAGAAGGCATATCTGCTTTTTCATATTGAGACTGACTTTTTACTATATCCTTAATTAATTCGTCTGAATAATAATCATAAGTATTAAAAGCCTGTTTCATGAAACGAGACGTCTGGTCGTTGTTAATTGTTGTAGATATAATAGTAGTCTCGTCAAAGAAATCCTGTCCGTAGAAATCTTTATTTAATAACATGTTAGAGATAATAGTGGACTTACCGGTTTTAGTCGGCATAATCATAAGAACTAAACTAGGAGGCTGAGGTAGGTTAGGGTGTAGAGCCTTCTTCTTAGTATTAGGAGGGTCTACAATCTTTAAAATCTTAAGTTTCTTACTCATATTTATATTATATAAAAGATATTTATTTTATTATTTTAATTTAACCATATTATATCTTTCTCTAAATCCATTTTATAACAATAATAAAAGCAGTCAAAGTTGCATTTATTCTCTGTATGGTTTCCGTTCTTAATGAATTGTATTCTTTTACGTGGTATTATTATCTGTAAAGGGTTCTCTGTATCTTTAAAGTTTTCTCTTATATAGCTGGTATTTATTTTAGAAGAAGGTAATATTAAAATGAAAGGTTTATCTATTTCTTTAAGTCTAATAAATATATCTTTACTTTTACTAAATGGAGGATTACTTACTATAATATCTCCTTTATTATTCTGAAAGAAATCAATCTCTTCATGAATAACATTAAAACCTAATTGTTCTAAATGTTTTCCTGATTTTCCGTCCCCATAAAACGCCTCCCATATTACTTTATCTTTCGGTATATAATCCTTTATATTATCCCACGCTGATAGAGGGGTCATATAGTCGTCATGCTTTAAAAAGGTTTTAGTATGAAATCCAGCCATTTATATATACATAGATATAAAATATCAAGATTTAACTTTATTATATTTATTCCAGATATCTATATCTACTTTCCTCGCTGGACCATTCATTACTACAGAGGCTAGTCTAGAGTAAGCCCAGCTACTAGGTGTCTGATTAGGTCTACTACCACTAGAGAAATACGCACCTCTACCTTTATCTAATATCTTATCCGCTCCTGTTTTAGTTATTATATTTTTATGCAGAAATGCTCTATCTGTTATCTTCTTATTATATTTCTTTTCATACTTAATAACCCACGAGCTTCTTTTAGTAGGTGCTTTAGTCTTAGGTCTCATTTTACCCTGAAAAATACTTTTAATCTGTTGCTCTCTCTCTTTACCTTTTAACCCTTTAAGATAAGTAGCAGGGACGTCTCTAGTCTCACCTTTATAAGTTATCTTAACCATTTATTAATTATAAAGAAAATATTTAATGCCCTCCATTTTCTAAACTTTCGCAGTATGTCTCCCATACTCTCACGCATTCATTAAGGCTCTCGCACCAGTTAAAACCGCAGGATATACAGCACCCATTATTATCATAAGGAGACTTAACCATGTAAAGAAGTAATAGCTGGATACTCATTAAATCATAAATCCATAATTTCATTTTATATAAAACATAGAAAATAATCCTCGCGTCCTCTAAAATAAAGAAGTCCTTAAAAATGAGGACGTGTCCCTGAAAATATCACGAATAAAAGTAAAACTTTATAATGCGATTATCTGATTTATATTATTCTTATTTTATATTTTTACTTTTTATATTTTTGAGGACTTTGAGGACTTTGAGGACTTTCTATATAATAGTAGATTAGTGTATTGTATTTCTATTACGTAAAGAGACATAAAATACTGCGTCCTCTAAAATTACTCTATTTATTATTTTGAGGACTTGTGTCCTAAAAAAAGAGGACTTCAGAAACAATCATTAAAATATCCAGCTTCTCCATATTGTTTTGGTTGTTGTGGTTGTAATGCATTATTAACTAAGTTCATGTTCTTAAGGTTATCTGTCTTCTGTGATTGTTGTTTTCTCTTTTCTTCTTTCCTTGCTTTTCTCTTAGTATCATATCCTTCTATAGCTCTCTTCTGTAATTCTATTAACATATCAGCAGGTAAGTCTTCTAATGAGGTTATAGTCTTTCTAGGTGCTGGTGCTGGTTCTGGTGCTTGTTTAGGTGTTTCGTCTACTTCTTCACGTAGTTTCTGTAATTCTTTCTTTTTCTTTTTAGTTTGTAATTCTTTTAATTCTTTCTTCTCCTGTGCTTTAGCTCTTCTGACTGCTAGTGCTTTCTCTCTACCTTTCTTAAGTCTTTCTAATTGTTCCTCAGTCATTACTCTCTTTTTCTTTTCTTTCTTCTGTGGTGGTGCTTTCTTAGGTTTCTTCTCTACGAAGATATCCTCTTCAGGTATGATACTCCTCTCCTGCACTTCAGGGATATCCTCCTCTACTATCTCTTT